CCTCAAGCTTATATTTTAAAACGTGGTTCGGTTTATCCATGAAATGCTTCCCACGGCCGATCATACCTGACAGCTGGTTTGATGCGACTGTGTCCAGATTGGGAACGTAAGAGGTCAGCCCTGGTGCCGCGATCGGCTTCCACCCAATATCGGGGACCTCCTTGTGGCCTCTCGCGAGGCCAGCGGCGTATAACTTCAGGAGCATAGCTGTGTCTGTCATAACTCCGCTCGCGGCTGGCGTGTTCAGCTCCCTAAACCTACTCATGGACGACAAGGCGGATAATTGATCGAGCCCCATAAGAGCCAGATTCTCCATCTCATTAGCCACAGTGATATACAAGGGTTCTGAAACGACCAGTCTCGCCATCCCATACCCAAACAACACGATACACTTATTAGTGCACCATGTGAGTGGATTAAAGATAGCAAACCACGGGCGGGTAACCAACTGAAAACCAACGCTAACGCGGAGAAAAGAGTCTTGGTGGACTATCTTCTCCCTGCGATTTGGAATGGTCCTCACGTCAGAATTGTTTGGCAATGACACTCTGCCACAAGCGACTGTTGTCTCTTCCCATTCAATGATGGTATACAACACTCGATTTGTCACAAGCATTAAGGCGACTAGTTGGGACAATCGACCAAACACAAAGGAATGGTTCCCGCCGAAATACCGAATGGCAGCTACACGTATGACGAAAAGCAGCAACATGACGACAAACCATTTCAACTCCGTCTGCATGGAGATCCTGGTACGGACCCCCTGAGGAAGATTGGTTATCGAAAAATTGCTCTCGGATGCTGACTGCTCGCACATCAAAACGTAGTGACCCACATTTGAGTTGGGGTTCGGGACAAACTTAATGACGACCCAAGCGGAAAAACCACCGTAGTAATCAGTATGAGTTGGACCCAACAAACGTTGCGCTGGATGTACGACGCGAAGGTTCACACCACGGCTCTTAGCATATTTACCCAGAAAAGCTGGCCCACCAACAACCAGTTCAGGTGTGGTGAGCAAGTCCTCCGGGACCATCGCTATGTATGCTGCTACGTTAGGCTTGACACCGGCTCCGGTGTCAACGCATACAAGGCCGCAGAATGGATGACCTTCTAAGTCAACTGCGAAATTGGCATGGGACGGATGTTGAAACTTGATTTTAATGTCTGGCGGGGCGGAACAGATGAACTGGTCTGCCAACAACTTACCGACGTCAACTTTCGGGGGTGGTGGTTTACCCGCCTCCGTTAGCTTATCAAGCGCCTTATCAACCTCCGGGGGGTTTACGGCATCATTCGTGCGGGGTACCTTAGACTTACCCCCGGTGCCTTTATTGACGATCGAAGACCATCTAAAAGCTCTTTCCGGAGGACCAGCCCCGACGAATAAAGGGCTCTCGTCCTGAGCCCAATAAGTAATGAGATTGAAACAAGCGTTGCTTGTTGACACCTTCTTAGTAAAGGCGACACCAAAACACTCGTACACCCCAGCCACCAACCGACAGACCCAGACGTCTTGACGTCCGAGCCTGTACAATTTGTGGTCGAAAGTGCAATCCTCACAACCCATGTACCGTGTGGCGATTAGCGTTCGCAGCTCCTCATTCCACCTCCCAATACCCCCACCCTGGTCAAGTAATTTCTGGACATCCTCGTCGCTATCGAGTATGACCGTACGAACCTGACCTGGACCTTCTGCTCGCGGAAGGGAACGCGGCTCGACAACACCTAAGCGGGGTGTGCGTGCGGCATGTAGAGTCATATACTCCACTTGTGAAATCGCTTCTTCAAATGCGCTGACCTGATTACAGGCTTGGTTGGAAAACGTGTTACTAACCCGTTTCGGGGGTGCGTGATGGTCAGTTGTGACAGCGTTGCCAGTCAGGCGACACAACCTCCACTTCCGCAAAATCGGTGTTAACCTTTGAGGCTTTCCTCAGGTGAGTGTAAACCACCCCAGCTGCTGGCGGATGACCTTGGCAGCCTTGTGATTTTTCTCCACCTCTCCGTTCTCTCTGACCCAACGCCTGAGCATGGAGAGACCCGGGTACGGGCAAAAGAACTACAGTGGTAAGGCTCGTGCTTGGTTTTCGCACGCTACCTCTCTCCACCCAAATTTGTACATCAGAATAGTGAGCTCGTGTATGGGGTTACCTGCCCCTAGATTCCATCACCGTCTTTAGCGACAGCGACTAAACTATTGCCCGGTATACAGAGCAACACATTTCACTAAACCTTCACCTACATCTATTCCAACAGTTCTATTAGTCCACAATAGCGACAGTTTCACTAAACTGATAAAAACAAGGAGCTTATCCCTTGGCATTGGTTATTCACC